AAAGAATTATTACCAAGTGATGGTCCTGTAAGAACACAGGTTGTCGGCTTACGAACACCGGCTACCGAACAACAGGCCGAGCGAGTCAAAGAGTATATGAATTATCTTCTTATGGAGAAGATGGAAGATTACACAACGGATATGGATCAAATGTTATATTATTTACCATTATCCGGTTCAACATTTAAAAAAATTTATTATGATGAATTTTTACAAAGACCAGTTTCTAAATTTGTTCCTGCAGAGGATCTTGTAGTTCCTTATTACGCCTCTGATTTAAAAGATGCTGGCCGAATTACGCATGTCATAAAAATGACAGAGAACGAAATCAATAAAAAAATGGCTGCAGAGTTTTATAGAAACATAGAACTTCCTAGACCAAACACAGAAGATTCTAATCTTCAACAAAAGATAGATGAATTAGATGGAGTCAAACCTGGATTTACAGATTATATTCACACCATCTTAGAAATGCACGTAGAATTAAATTTAGATGATTATGAAAACTTTGATAATAGAACAAAGAAAGCTATCAAAATACCTTACATTGTTACAATAGATGAAAGTTCTGCAGAAGTTTTATCAATTTACAGAAACTACAGAGTAGATGATCCTAACTATTCAAGAATAGAATACTTTGTGCACTATAAATTTTTACCTGGTCTAGGTTTTTATGGCTTTGGTTTAATACATACCATCGGTGGTTTATCTAGAGCTGCAACTGTTGCCCTTAGACAACTGATTGATGCAGGTACTTTAAAAAATTTACCTGCAGGATTTAAGTCTAGAGGCATTAGAGTTCGTGATGACGACCAACCAATACAACCTGGAGAGTTCAGAGACGTTGATGCACCAGGTGGAAACATAAGAGATCAATTTTTTAACTTACCTTTCTCTGAACCAAGTACAACTTTATTCAATTTACTTGGTTTTGTAGTGCAAGCGGGTCAAAAATTTGCTGCTATAACCGATACCGCAGTAGGTAATGACACGCAAAACAGGGCTGTGGGCACAACTATCGCCTTAATGGAACGTGGTTCTAGGGTGATGAGTGGTGTTCATAAGCGTTGTTACTATGCAATGCGTATGGAATTTAAAATTTTAGCTAGAATTTGTAGCGAATATCTACCACAAGAGTATCCATATGAAGTTTATGGTGGTCCAAGACAAATAAAATCAGTAGATTTTGATTCAAGAGTAGATGTTTTACCTGTTGCTGACCCAAATATTATGTCAATGGCGCAAAGAGTGACTTTAGCACAGACACAATTGCAAATTGCTAGCTCAAATCCACAATTGCACAACATTTATGAAGCATACAGACGAGTTTATGAGGCTTTAGGGACAAAACAAATAGATACTTTGTTAAAACCACCTAAAAAACAGCCTGAACCACAAGATCCTGCTAAAGAAAATGCAAGAGCACTACAAATGCAGTTGCTAACAGCGTTTGAATTTCAAGATCACGATGCTCACATAGCTGCACACACTGCATTTATGGAATCTAGAATGGTTCAAATTAATCCGCAGGTGTATGCACTATTACAATCGCACGTTTCTGACCATATTTCTTTTAAAGCACAAAAAGAAGCGGCAGAATCAATGGCACAAGATCCTAATTTAGTAAATTTACAACAAACGGACCCACAATCTTTTAAAATTGCTTTTGATAATGCTGTTGCAACTGCTACTGCAGAGATAACAGAAGAATTAGTAAGAGGAGAAATGCAAGCAAACATGGCTAAACAAGATCCACTAGTTAGAATTAAACAACAAGAGATAGATTTAAGAGCTGCAGACTTACAAAGAAAAGCTGAGGAGACAAGATTTAAACAGGAACAAGAAAATGTTAGACAGGCTAACAATTTAGCATTTGATTATGATAGGTTAGCTCAACAAGATGAACAGTCTGATAAAAGATTAGACATTGCAGAGAGAAAACTAGAGAAAAAATAATGGTAGCTAAATATTTTTTTGGAATAGCATATAAATTTGGAAGACCTGTTGTAAAAGGCGCTTCTAAAAAGTTTCAAAAGCTTTTCGAAAAAGAATATGATGAAACAAGAGCAGCTGGTGTTAGCTCATCTGGAGCTTTTAAGTCAGCTGCTGAAAAAATAAATAAAAAATTAAAAGAGTTTCCAAAAAAGGATAAATAATGGCAGTAGCTAGATTATTATTAAACACAGGAAAAGTTTTATTTACTTCAAATAAAAAGAAAATAAAAGCTGCTTTAGATAAAGGAGCCAAAAAACTTACTCAAAAAGAATCGGAAAAATTATTAAAAATGGGTTTCAAAGGCACAGGTGGTGCTGGGACTGTAGGTAAATTTTTACAAAAAGATGCAAAGGTTATGCAGATTCCTATGGCAACAAGAGAACAGATGAGAAGAATTAGAAAAACTATAGGGGAGAGTGTAAAAGATTTTATGAGCAAAAATATTAAAAAGAAAAAAGGTGGCGTAGTTACTTACAAAAAAGGAGGCTTTACATATGCCATTAAATAAAAAAGGCAATAAAATTATGAAGTCTATGCAAGGTCAATATGGACCTAAAAAAGGTAAAGAAGTTTTTTATGCTTCACTAAACAAAGGAAAGATCAAAGGTGTCAAGAAGAAAACGAAAAGGGCTTAGCGGTGGCAAAAAATTTGGACCACCACCAAAAAGAGGACCAAACCCGCAAGGTATTAGAGTTTCCAATAAAAGAAAGAAAAGAATCTAATCAAGAGGCATACTTTGCTGGTATCATAGATGGTGAAGGTTATATCTCTTACGAAAAAACAAAAAAAGATTATTCAATTCCATGTGTGTCTGTTGAAATGACAGACAAAGATGTAATTGATAGAATACATAAATTTTTTGGTACAGGATCTGTTGTTTACATAAGACCTAGACAAAATCATCATTTGGATAGCTGGAGATGGAGAGCACGTGGAAAATCCGCTGTTAATATTTACTTTAAAATATATAACTATTTAAGTGCTAGAAGAAAACTAAAGATAGATGAGGTATTGAAAAATTATTGTGAAGATGCTAACGGTAGAGAGAAGTATAAAAAATTAGAAGGAGTATTAAAAAATGTGGTTAAGCGCAATTAAAGTTGCAGTACAAGCTGGATCTAAAATATACGCAAATAGACAAAAAGCAAAAATGGCAATGTCAGAGGCACAATTACTACATGCAGAGCGACAAGCTCGTGGTGAGGAAGCTTACCAGGGTAAACTTCTTGAGGCTAGACAATCGGACTGGAAAGACGAATTCGTCTTACTTATATTAAGCGCTCCGATAGCTGTACTTGCTTGGGCAGTGATATCTGATGATCCATCTGCTATGGACAAGGTTAAAATTTTCTTTGATCATTTTCAATCACTCCCATCTTGGTTTACAAACCTGTGGATTCTTGTGGTGGCGAGCATTTTTGGAATAAAGGGTACGCAGATTTTTAGAAACGGCAAAAAGTAATTTGTGAACTTTATAGAAAAGTATTCTGTTCCTAACTTTGATCAAATAAAATTAAAGTTAATAACTTTAATAAATCAAGTTCCAAAAAATCCGTTAGAATCGGAGGGTCAGAAAATATCACACACAGATTATAGCTTCTCTAAACAGGATCCTTTTCATTATAGACAATTTTTTTTAGATAATGTCCTGAGAGAATATTTTAATTATTTTGGTAAAAAATATGAAAGATCCAAAATTGAAATAGATGGTCTATGGTTTCAAATTTATAAAAAAGGAGATTATCATACTTGGCATTCCCATGCCAAAACAAACTTTGCTAACGTTTTTTATTTACAATTACCAGAAGAAAATTTAAAAACTAATTTTAAAAATTATCAAGACCTGTCCGTCAAAGAGGGAGATATATTGACTTTCCCTGCTTACATGTTACACAGATCACCAGTGAATACTAACGATAAAGAAAAAATAATTATATCCTGGAACTCGAATTTTATAGATGGATAAAGTTCTAACAATAGATAACGTATTACCAAAAAGCGTTAATAAAGGAATTATAACTTATCTTACAAATAGATGTAGTTGGGGCATTGCTAAGGAGTCAGGTGCAACTCCATATGACATGTTAATTAAATTAAAAAAATACGCAGGCTTTAGTATTGAAACAATAAATAATCCTGAACATGAATTTTTAAATACTTGTGCAACTATTATAGCTGAAAAAGTAAAAGAGTCTTTTAACATCAAAAAAAATCCTATGAGATATATGTGGAATATGTATTACATAAATCATAGAAGCCTAGCTCACGTTGATGATGAACGTTTAGATTCATTTTCTATTATTTATAATCTTAATGACAGTGATGGGGGAACTCAAATAGGGGATGCGTTTTACCAAGATATTGAAGGACAAGCTAAAGTTTTTAAGAGCAATATATTACATAGTGGTATTGGACCTAAAACAACTTCTTGTAGATTTAATTTAAATATAGTATTAAACAAATAATGATTCAAGGTGATAGTGATGATTACGATCTGTTGAAAAAATGGTCAAAAGATTTTGACTGTAATGGATATTATTCTGTAGAAATTGGTGTAAGAGAAGGACAAGGATCAAAAATAATTATGGACAATGTTAAAAATAATTATTTGCATATAGGTGTGGATCCATACGGAGACCTCGATTATAAACATTTTGATGATCAAGAAAACTATACTTGGACTGGTTTAGAAAAAGGTAAGGCTCCAACTTATCCTGACTCTATGAGAGATCAAATGATTGCAGATTTTACTGAATACAGTAGAAAGGGTAAATTTCATTTCGCAAACATGAAAGATTCTGATTTTATGCAACACAGTGTATATTCCGGTTTAATGTTTTCTTTTATTTTTTTAGATGGTCCACACACCACTAAAGATGTTATGTCTGAGGCTATATGGTTCGCTAATAGATCAGCAAAAAAAACTAGAATGATATTTGACGATTATTTACATTACAATATGCCATTAATAGAAGAGTGTTTGACATATTTTGGTTTTAAACAAATAGATCGGGGCAACAATAAATTTTGTATGGAGAAAAATGGCAATTGATACAACATCAAACGATATAATAAAAAAATTAATTAATAGGCGTAAAGATAGATTAAAAGAAACTTTGGTCAGAGATGTTGACAATGTTAATGACCTTCACTATATTAGAGGACAGATCAAGTCACTTGATGACTTGCAGCAAGACA